GAAGATATATGACAATATAGGTTTAGATGATGCTGTTTTAGATGCTCATTTAAATCGTACTGTTAAAACAGATTATAAAGACTACTATGAAGAAGATAACATAGAGACTATTGCAAAAATATTTGAAAAAGATATAGAGAACTTTAGTTATACTTTCTAGGATTTTTTCATGCAATGGTTTAAATATGACACAAAAAGAGCAGGAGAGGAAACTTTTGATCACAAAACTTTTAAACAAAGTTTTGACTCTGGTTATCTAAAACCTGTCTTTGAAATTTCAACACAATGTACTGCACGATGTCCTCAATGTCATAGAACAAATGAAAAAGAAGGACAGTTTTGTAGTAAAGAAGAATGGTTACCTCTCGTTTATTGGAACTTAAAGAAATGGAAAAATGCTTTAGGTGGTAATACAATACCTGCTTTACAACACATATATGTATGTGGTACTTATGGTGATGCAAATACCTGTAAAGATTTACCTCAAATGATAGAATATGTTCATGAAGAGTGTAGAAAAAATAAAGTTTGGGCAAAAAGAATTATTGTTGACACAAATGGCTCAAATAGAACACCTGAATGGTGGGCAAAATTAGGTGAGATAAACAAAAAGTCTTTAGAATATAGTGGTAAACCAGGATTAGAATTAGTTTTTGCAATCGATGGTATTACTCAGAGTATGCATTCTAAATATAGAAGAGGAACAAACCTAGATAAAATTTTAAAAAATATAAAAGAATAGTTTTTAAACATAATCAAGACTATTTAAAAGATATTATGAATATGACAAAAGATCATGGTGTAAGTTTTCATATATTTCACGAATCAGATAGAGTTGAAATGTTTGATGAAAATGGTGTTTATACTTTTTATGATGAAGAGAATAATAAACAAACATTAGAAATGTGTGACAGTGATATAGTTTTAAAACAATTAGAAGATGAAATAGAAAGGGTAAAAATCGTGGCTCCAAATAGGGTCGTGTATTATTCAGCTAATGGGTAAAATAAATTGTGAATGGTTAAATAGAAATCAGTGTAGTGTTGAACATGATGGTTTAGTTGTGCCTTGTTGTTACATAGCAAATTGGGTTTATCAAGTTAAATACAAACAAAATAAAGAAACAGGTCATGACGATGATTATAGAGAACGTGTAAAAAAAGAAGAACCTGTTATGAGAGAACTTTTAGAAAATGAGAGTGAATTATCCATTGTAAATAATTCTTTTGAAGATATTTTATCACATGAATGGTATGAAAAAACATTACCTGAATCATGGGAAGATGAAACTAAAACTTTAAGACTTTGTAAACACTTTTGTCAAAAAAAGTAAATCTTAATAATTTTCAAACTGTTGTAAAAACTCTTCTCTCTCAAATATATGTTCTTTGTCAAGAGGGTCAAGAGATATTGTTAACTCATCAATGTGTAAAACTTTTTGTTGTTGTTCACAACTTTTACAAAAATCACATGACTTTTCTACAGTCGTACAACCTGTTAATGATGCAAAAATTAATAACACCCAATAGGCTATTCCTAATACTAATAATAATTTAGCTACTTTTTTCATTTCTTTTTCTTTCCTTTAGATATATATTTAATCCATAAGTTTTTATTTTGTGGTATAACTTTAAATAAAAATCTATAGTGCATTTCATTAGTCATTGACTCTAATGATATTTGATGATTCTCTATAAGTTTCATGAAAGGTTGATGCATACTTATATATCGTTGAACCATATATTTTGAATACATCGTATCAAAAGTTGGAGAGGAAATATCTGATTCTAGAATATCTTTGTTCTTTGCTTGAACAATATTCTTCATACAATCAAAAAACGACCTTTTCTTTTCTTCACTCATAAAGGATTATACTACTTTTTCTTCTTAATTAAATGACCTAAATGACTTCGATGAATCTTACCACCAACAAATGCATTGTAGTATTCGTCAGGTTTAAGTAAGACATCATTTTCAACTTGCGCCTTCATTTCATAATATGACATTTCACCGGATGTTTTACAAAGACGAAGTATATATCTATCAAATCTCCAAGCACCTGTATTCTCTACAAGTTGTTTTACTTCGTCACTAGAGCCATAATAATCTTTCCAATCAGATTCTTTAAGTGAATGTCTTTTATTTTTTCGACCTTTAAGAGGTGGTCTAGTTACTTTTGACCAGAACTTCTTTTTACCTATGTATCTCATATTGGTTTCTTTATCAAGTATTTCATAAACAAATCCAATATAATCTTCAGGTGCTTCTTCGAACTTCTTTCGACTAGACATCAATTTCCAACCAGTATACTTATTTTTACTCATACATGGTTATTTATTCATCTTCTTCAGGAGAACAAGCCAAATCATAGACATATAATACTCTTTCTTTTATATCACTATTCAATTTATGCTTTCTTGATATACTTTTGTAAACCATTTTATTAATATCAAAAAATAGTTCACTTTTGTTGTTAGGGAATATTTCACATTTTTCATGATGTGATTTTAAAACTGTAGCTATTTGATATTCTGGAACATCTTTTACAAAAATGAATTTTACTTTAAAATAGTTTGGTGTATAAACACTTACATCACCTCTTATAAATTTACCAACTAAAGTATCTAGTAATTGATTTATCATGGACTCATCAGCCATAATATTTCTATCTGAGAAAGCATATCTAACAGGTACTTTTGATTTTATGTATTTTTTAGACATATCACTATCTATTTCATTTATATATTTTGATAGCCAATTATGATGAGAATAACAAGTGCCTACGATTAAAGTTTTTGAAGAACCATAAGGATTATCATGTAAATTAAAAAAATCATTCATATAATCAGTGAATGCTCTGACTAAAAACTTAGTGTCATAATTTCTAGCAAATATTATTTTATTATCTTGTCTTAATATACTATCTTCTTGATCATCTAAAAATCTTTCAAACATATAAGAAGCTATTGTTGAGTATTTGTAAATGACTACATTTGGTCTATCTTTTATCATAGTTTACGACTTACTTTCGATGTAAGAGTTTATAATGTTTTTTTGAATATCATTAGGTATGTATTTACAGTCAATTAGCTTTGAGTTTAATTTTAAACGATTAGTTGCTTGAGAGTCTCTTAGTTTTTCTTTTAGAGTTTCTATATCATTCATCAAAGACCAAGCTTTCTTCCAACCAACTCTATCAAAAACTTGAGGTATATTATCAGACTTATCACCAACTAATAATTTAGTTTTTAAATATGACTCACTAGTCATTTCGTTTGAGCCTATACATTTATTAGATATATAAGATACTGTAATTTCATTGCCTCTAAGGTCAAACATTCTAGCTTTATCTAAAACTTGTATCATATCATGGTCTGTTGCAATAATACAATTATGACTATGTTTCATTCTACGAACTAATGTCATGATAATATCATCAGCTTCTGCTGACTCTACTAAAATACTTTTTATACCAAAAAACTCTTCTAAATCAAGCTGAGGTAATATTATTTCATACAAATATCTAAAGGCTTTTCCTGCATTAAAGTAAGAAGGTATTAATCTTCTATTCATTTTGTACTCTTTGAATATGTTTTGTTTTCTCCAATAGTTTCTAGATATATCATCCATACAAAAATAAACTTTAGGTCTAAGACCGGGTGGATGAAAACCATCAAACATCTTGTCTTTAATAACACTAAAAATACAATCTAAATTATCTTCCATTTTCTTTTGAAGACAATAGATATATCTATCATCATTAGTTATATCAGGTGCATCTTGTACAACTTTTTCAGAACATCTTTCATTAAATCTAGATGTATATTCATTTTTCCACATAGAAAAAGCACCATGAACGGTGTAATACATCACATAAGATGCATCTATAAAGATATTTAAGTCACCAAATTGTTTTACTTCATTAGACATATACTATTATACAACATATTTAACAGTTTTTATATATATTTTAGTAAATACACATAACAACTTCAGTCAGGAGAATATGGTGGATAAAGTCACAGAAACAAAAGGTATGAATTTTCAAATTAATGACCCTATACAAAAAGCGTATGACAAAATGTTAGGTGTTGAAGATGTTATTGAACAATCACAACAAGAAGAACAAGAAATAAAAGAGTCAGTAAAAGAGATTAATGACTTACCTGATATAGCACAACTTGATGAAAATGAATCAGTTAATGAAGCGATTTCTGTAGCTGATGAAAAAATTTTTAATAAAGGAAAAGGTATTATCATCGTCATTGATGATAATGGTGAAAAAGTATCTGCAATATTCAAAAATAAAAAGAATGCTGATAAATTCAACAGAAACAAACCTTCTGATGTCAAAAAACTTTTAAAATTGGCAAAAAGTAAAAAGTATCTACAGGCAATTGATGAAAATGAATCAATTACTAAAAGTGATGTAATTGAAGAGTCAAAAGAAGTATATGATGATATTATAATAAGTGAAGACGGAAAAGAATTTATAATAGATGAGAAAAAATTTACCATAACACAAGGTGTTGCAAATGCGTTTAGAAAACCTGAATTAGCTTATGGTAAAATAATGGTTAAGAAAATTTGTAGTAAATGTAATTTTCATATGCCAGCTTTCACTGGTAGATACCCAAGTAACTGTCCACTTTGTGGAACACCTTTCGCTCAAAGTGAAAAAGTAAAATACAGTTTAAATACTGAAGGTAGATGTATAGCAGTTTTAGAAGAATTAAAAGAGGGTAAATTTAAAGAAATATCACAAGAAATAGATGTAACTGTTGATGATATAGTGCAACAAATCAAAGATCGTAAAGTAAAAAATAATCGTGATCTCAACAGCCTATTGAAAAAAATGAAATCAGGGAAAGATTTACCAAGTGGTGTTCAAACTTCTACAGTTAAAAACAATTTTTCAAAAATTGTAACAGGTATATCTGCTAAAATAAAAAAAGATAAAGTAAAGTTTTAAGATGAGTAATAAAAAAGCTTGTATTGATTGTGAATTTTTTGAGGAGGAGAACAATTTTTGTAGATTAAATCCTCCAATTCCTATAAATACTATAGATAGAGAGGGTAGAAAATGTATAACATCAGTATATCCAGTAATAAAGAGACCAGAGACTGACTGGTGTTCTTTTTTTGAAGATAAGATGTACTAAAATAGACGGAGAATAAAATGGCAGAACCAAAGACATTAACTAGCTTTTTAAATGAGCTAAAAGAAAGAGGGATAAGAAAGCAGAACCAGTTTCAGCTTTTAGTTACAACAGGTACAGCAGAGATTGATGATGAACTTCAAAACCTAACAATGTGGGCAAGTTCAACTACTCTACCAACAAGAACACAGAATTTTACAGATGTATTCTATCATGGCTACCCTTTTAAATTACCTACAATATTAGCGATGGATCAAACAGTTACGATTTCGATAAAAAGTGATTCAGATGGTATTTTTAGAAGAGCATTTTTGGCTTGGATGGGAACAGTTTCAAATCCTGCTATCTCAGACGGCTCTATAATGGAAGGTGAAAAAAAGATAAATACATCTGGAAATATTAGAATGATTTTCTTCAAAGATGATATGGAAACAGTATCAGAGACATATAAATTAGTGGGTTGTGTGCCTAGTTCAGTTGGTGGTATGACACTATCAAATGAATCAGCAGATATATCAACTTTTGATGTTGAACTTACTTTCCAATATTTTGAATTAGAAGAGGCAGAAGGTGCCTTTAGCGACATAAGATAGGAGATAGAAAATGGCAATATTTAATCCATCACATTACAGAGTTGACGATGTTTACACCATTACACCACATAAGATTGATGAAGCAGATGCTAATACAACTTATATGTGTTATTTGGCTGTAAGTGCAACTTTAGGTGAAGCGGCCGCAATGGACGGACCTTTGTCAGCAACATATTACTATCCTGGTTCTGGTATGGGAACAGCGATTGCACAAAATCCATTATCTGGTGCTAATTTTGGTGCAGGGTATGGAACACCCAAAACAGTTTTATCAGGATTTAATAGACGACAAAGAATTGTGAGAATAAAAAAAGTAGGGAACATAACATCATATGATGTGGCGACTGACGTAATGTGGACTGGAAGAGCTTCCGGTACTTACACACCGATTAATGGTCAAAATTTAGTACCAACTAATAGACCAGCTGGTTTCCATTTCCCACAAAATTAGAGGTTTAGAACAATATAGAGAGAGGACAAAAAAATGGCTGGAGCATTCGGTGGTAATACTTTATCACAACTGAATAACAATCAAACTAACTTGCAGTGGAGAAATGCAATTAATACAGCATTCACTACCCTTGAGGCCGTGAGTGCCCAAGTTGTAGTATTATCTGCACAAAATCCAGATACTACATCGGGATTATTAGTTGAACTAAGTGGTAAAGCAGGTTCAAAAACAGGAATATGGGGACAAGTTAATAACTATCATGCCTCTAATGTTGTTGTACGGACAACTTCCGGTGCAATAGTAGCCGTAAGTGGTGTTGCTAAAAGTGCCTTATCAGGAATGCAAGAGTTAAGTGGTAAAACTAAATTCTTCTTTGGAACTGGTGGTGCTAAAAATTCTATCTCAGGTGCTATGCTTGAATTAAGTGGTAAAGTAGGAAAGGGTAAACCTTTATCTGCATCTCTCTCTGCAAGAGCTTTATCAGCCAATACAAAGTTAGCTACTCGTGTCGATGTTGATCTTACAGCAGGTAATGAATTTGTTCTATCTGGAAAGAATGGTTCAGATGCATCATTAGTTGCAACAACTAATTACAAAACATCAGGTATATCACTTAAAGTAGTTAGTGGATTTATTGATGCAGTACCTTCTATCAGAATCGCAAAAAATAATGCGGGTAGTCAAGGTACAGGTATTTCAAACTTTGTAGGTGGTGCATCACTTAATACTGATTTTAATTATAATGGTACATCAGGTATCATGGATTTACAAGCTATTCGTGGTTCAGCACAAGCGATAGGTGTTTCTGCTGATTTTGGTATTGCTTTAGGAAATAACAACGCAGTAAAAAGTAGTAAGTCTACATCTATAGGATATAATAATGACGTAGCTGGTTCAGAAGACAACACTGTTATAGGTGTAGATAACAAAACAACTGCCACTAGC